GCAAACCGTATTGGTAAAACTGTATCAACCTGTTATGAAACTGCTATGCACCTTACGGGACGTTATCCTAGTTGGTGGCAGGGCAAACGATTCGATAAACCTGTTAACGTTATGATGGCAGGCGAAGGATGGACACAGGTTGCTCTAGTACTTCAAAATGAAATGTTAGGAACTAATGATGTTAAAATACAAGATAGTCTTGGATGTGGCGCTATACCTCGTGATTGTATCGTATTTGATACTATGCGGAACGATGGAGCTAATTGCTTGGGCGTCGAAGTAAAACACACAAGCGGAGCAAACAGTTATCTATTGTTTGCCAACTATACACAAGAAGTTCGCCAAATGCAGGGTTTCAAATTAAACCTTGCCATATTCGATGAACAACCACCAGATGACTTCTTCTCAGAAATTGTTACACGTACTGCTACAACGCAAGGACAAGTCTTGTGTTCGTTTACACCCCTAAAAGGTTTGAACGGACTAGTAAGCAAGTTCTGGAACAGAGAAGAAGGCTATGAACACATTCGTGTCAGCTGGGATGACGTGCCCGAATATGATCCATGGGGCGAACCATTTTTATTACAATCAACGAGGCAACAACTTGAACGAGATTATCTTCCACACGAGCGTGACGCTCGCCGTAATGGTGTGCCTGTTATGGGTAAAGGAGCTGTTTTCCAAATCCGAAACTGGCCAACGTATAAAACAGGAGACTATGATTTCCGCGGAACTATGGGCTTGCACCGTATTATTGCTCTTGACTTGGGTCTTGTTAACGATAAAACTGTTATCAGCTTAATGTATTGGGATCCTAATGAACGCGAAGCTTGGTTGCATACTCAGATCGTAGTTAAAGGCACAGAAGAAGCTAATCCTGCAAATTGGATACAACACCTAATGCGCCCAGAAGTCTACGGAACACCTATTGTGCTACCACCAGATGCGGGCACTCCTGGACGCTATACTATGAATAGCCAAAGCCTACGTGAATTCTTAGAATCATATGAGCTTAACGTTTACCCAGATCCTATACGCAATCCCCCAGATGAATCAGGCAAGACCACAAACCATAAATCCTACGGTGTTAACACCATGCGTCAAATGTTAGAAATTGGCACACTGCACGTTAACGAAAACTGCGTAGAATTCTTACGTGAAGCCCAAAACTATTATGCAGATGAAAAGGGACGCTTTAGCGACCCAGATGACTGTATCGACTCGGCTCGTTATGCATTATTAGGCTGTTTAAATGGTTGGGCAGAAGAATATGATGCACGTAGTCCTAGTCAACGTTTCAGAGATGCCGCACATCAATTACGTATGAGCCGGTATAAAGACAATGCCAATCAACCCGCCCACAAGCGTGTTTGGAGCGCAGACGGCTCTGTCCGTTAACGCTAAATAATACATAATCTATTGGAATAAAATATGCTGGATATTAAGAATATAGTAGTTAGCGACATTGTAGACCCACGTGGTATGATGGCACGCTTTGTTAAGATGAAGAATTTATTAGATGCCAAATGTGCAGCCAACTTACGCCTACTAGCTACTAAAAATAACCTAAACCGTATTAGCGATTACCACTATCTAACCTTAGCTGTTACAAACTCTACAGAACCAGTAAACGGTATCGATTATATACATCCTGTTGTAAAACCCACAGTAGATTATGCTACAGCAGTGATTACCAAAGGTCTTGCGCAAAATGGCGAGATCAATTTCGAATTTGTGCCAGATAACGAAGAAGACTTCGAAGCAGCTCGCCAAGCTACTAATATGGTGCACAAGTTAATTAACCAAAATAATGATCCACACGCTATTCTACAGCATTGGGTTATGGATGCTTGCTTGCATAAAAACGGTGAAATGATGGTTAGTCCAATGCGCGAAAGTTTTGTGCGTTATGTTACAACACAAGGTACTAACGATCAACTACGTGCATTTGAACAACAAGCAGAAGAAGCAGGTCTAACTGCTCTAAGAACTAAGCGTCGTAAAGTCAACGTTGACATGATGAACGTGATCAAAGAAGCTCCTACTATGATGAAAGATGTAGCCGAGCAAGATCGCCAAGCCAAGCTAGATGAACATATTGCCAAAATTAATGCATTTGTAGACACAGGTGATCTAGAAGTTGGACAAGAAGATAATACAGATGCAGCCGCAATGATGGATTTGGCTGACCAAGAGCTAGCAGATGCACTAGCACGTAATACAATTTACGAAGCCGAATATAAACTAACTGGTTATAATCTAAACGTTAAGTTCCGTCCAATTGCACAACACTATTGGATGTGCGATCCTACGGTTATTTCGATCGAAGAACAACCATTCTGCGGCTACTACAAGCCAATGAGCATTCAAGAAGCTACAGAACTATATCCAGATATCAATTTGGAACAGTTCGAAAAGTATGCACAATATTCTAACGTGGGTGCTTACCAAGCAGGTTCATTGTTAAACAACTTGGCACTACATGCACGTGACTCAGTACCTATTAACGGCTTACCATCGACCGGTTATGCCGCACAAGAAGCAGCCGCACGTCAAGTTACAGTTTTAACTATTTGGAATCGTTATGATATCGACGGTGACGGAGAACTAGAACTAGTAGAATTAATCTACTCTGGACAGTATGTTATTTCAGCACGTGAAGTAGAATACATTCCTGTTGCTAATATGGTTCCAAAACCTCTAGCACAAAACTTCTATGGTATGGCTATTGCAGAATCAGTTGTGCCAATGCAAGAATATATGACATCAGCTTATCGCGCTGAGTTATTGCTAGGTCTATTACAGTCAACTCCACGTATTGGTGTTAAGCCAGACAAAGTAGACTTTGAACAAGTGCAGGACGGTGAAGCAGCTATCTTTATTTTGGACAGCAAATTCGATCCTAGTAGAGATATCTACCCAATGCCTATTCCAAACGGCAATCCAACATTCTTAGACAATACTATTGCACGTATGCAACAGGACCAAATGTCGATGATTGGTATGACACAACCAGGCGATACCTTCAATCCAGAAGTTATGAGCCCAGGTAACTCAGGTGCAAAACTAAGTTTGGCATTGGGGCCAAATCAAATTATTCAAGACAACACAGTTAAGAACTGTGCAGAAGGTTTGAAAGATGCTATTTGGTTAATTTGGCGCACTCTAGTTCAATTTGGTGACGATTATGGTGTGCGTAAACTAGCACAAGAATTCCATCCAGAAGGCAAACCAGAATTTATGGACTATGAGCGTTTCGATAGTATGAACTTTAACGACCGTAAGACCATTCATGTGGACTTATGTCTAGGTATGCGTTCAGAAGAAAACTCAATCCAACGTTTACAAATTATCAAACAAGCACAACAAAGCCTTGCGCAAGAAGTTACAGCAGGTGTTGCTAGTGGCGCACTTACACCAAAAGCATTTAAGAAATTACGTAAGCCTTACGAAGATACATTGTATGTGCTAGGCGTAAAAGATGCCGACACTTATCTTCCTACCGAAGATGAAGTTATGGAAATGATCCAACAAGCGCAAGAAGCTGGTAAGAACAAACAACCTAGCCCAGATGATCAACGTAAGTTAGCAAGCGCCAACTTAGATAACGTAAGAGCACAAGAAATTATTGCCAATGCCAAAGGTGAAACAGCTGAAAAACAATTAGAAGCGTTCAGTTTGGTCGAGGAAGGCAAGGCTCGAGCTTACAGATAATAAATAAATTATATTAATTGGAATTGAACTATGATTGAACAACATGTAATTGATGCGTTCAATGCACGACCAAAAGTCGACTTGAACAAGATTAAAACTATGACACCCGCTGAGATGGACAAAGTCAAAGCATGGGGCAGTCAAGCAGAGAATCTATTATCAAATAGAGACTTTGCTATGTTTGTGCATCAATTCAAATTTGAAATGACAGATTTACTAGCAGAATTAAAAGGCCACACAATGGAAGATGATCGAGCCCGTGTAGCCGTTGCTCATAATCTAGCAGGAGTAGATGCTTTTGTGTCTATGCTAAAACGAGCAAAATATTTTAAAGATCGGGTGGTAAGTTTACAGACTGCAAAGGTGCAAGACGAAACCCCAACCCTATAATAAGGAGAAACAATGGAGAACATTGTAACTGACACACCTAATCTCGTAGCCGAGACGGTCCCTGTCAAAGAAGCCAGTACAGGCTTAGATGCAATAGCTGCAAAAATGGCCGCGATGCGTAACCAAGTGCAAGCTACTAACCCTACTGGGACAGGTGAATCAGCAGAGGCAAAAGCTGAAACCCCTGTGGCACCAAAAGGTGTAGTGTCCGAAGAGGACAGCGATACCAATTTAGTAGAGCCAGAAGTTGCTGAACCTGAAGCAGAATATGACGAAGGCATTGAAGAATCAGCTAGCCCAGATGAAGAATCTGTAAGCACTGAAGACTCAAGTCCGAGCGAAATTATCGACTTCTTAGAATTTGCTGAAGAACATCCGAACGCTAAGTTCAAGTTCAAACGCAATGGTAAAGAAATCGAAATTGACGCAAAGAAAGCTGCCGCTATATTAGGTCAAGGCGCTGCAATAAGTGAAGACGCAAGACAGTTAAAGATTGAAAAGGCCGAGTTTGATGAATACAAAGCCACAAAGCAAGCTGAAACTGAAGGTTTAATGTTGGCATTAGAGTTTACGGTTCGTCCGCAAATACAAAAAGCCTATGACGAGATTATGAAAGTACAAGGTTACCAAAATACTTTCAAGCAACAGTTAGCACAAACGCAAGATCCAGCTACAAGAGCTAGACTGCAAGCTAACATACAGCAAAATGAACGTTATTTGGCACAGCAGGCACAAGTTGTTAATCAACTTAAGCCTCAAGTAGATCAATTCTACGATATACGTAAGAAACAAGTAGCAGAAGTCTTAGAAACAAGTCGCAAAAACTTCCAAGACAAAGAGCTACGTAACTCTGCGATATATAGTGAATTGAGGGACAAGATCTCTCAGGGATGGGAAGGGGCCAAAAAGCAACTAGTACCGGGTATCGATAATATCGATCTTATTGCATCAGACGAGCATTTGCTTAGTTTGGTTAGAGATGGATTAAAATACCGTGATAAACCAAAGTCAAAGACTGCTGGAGGTAGTATTGCCGCGTTAACTAATAAACGTAGTAACACTCAAATTCCAAGTCCTAAATCTGAATTGGAAAGTCTTCAAGCCAAAGCGAGAGCAGGCGATTCAAAAGCCGCAGACAACCTGTTAATAGCGAAAATGAATGCGCTAAGAGCAGGCAGAAGATAAGCCACTTTAAGGAGAAAACAAATGGCATACAATTCAACCACAGCAATCGGCAACGGCACAGGTGCATACCAAACTGATATCGTTGTTAAAGACCTAGACTTAGACGTATCAAACCGTGTTAAAGATGACACACCAGTTTTGAATATGTGTATGGCTAAAAAGCGTAAAGTTGTTTCAACTTTACCACTATGGACAAACGACGTTTATCGTTTACCACAAATCCAAGCTCAATTAGAAGGTGCTGCAGTTAGCTCATCTTTAGTTGAAGCACAATCACGTGCTAACTTGGGTAACTACACACAGATCTTCTCAACAGTAGTTGGTTCTACAGGCACAGCACGTGCAGTTGAGCAATCAGGTGGAGATCCTCAAGCATACCAAGAAGTTAAACAGTTAATCGAATTAATGTTTGACGTTGAAGCACAAATCGTTCGTAACGACCAAATCGGTACTAAGTACTCTGGTCAATCTGGCGCAGCTTTAGGTGTATCTATTCCAGCTCCAGTTCAAACAACAACTGATACAATTCCTAACAACACAACAGCTAACGTTCAAGTTGCTGCTACAAGTGGTGTTGGTCCAGCTGTTGCTACTGGTCGTCGTATGGGTTCTTTAAACTCATTCGCAGGCACACACAGCTTTAACCCATTGAGTGGTTCTACATACTACACAGTGTTTAACAGCGAATCTAGCGACTCTACAACAAACGGCACAGCTAATACTTGGGTTGTTGGTGGTAGTTTAGTTAGCGCAAGTTTAACAAACACAGGTGAAGGTCTAGGTAGTTCATACTACTCATACACAGGTACACTACAACAGTTCAGCCCAAGTTTGTATAAGCAATTGGTAACAGTAGCTGAGCAACGTTTCAATGCGAAGATCCGCACAATCGTTTGCCCAACTAGCTTACGTACACACTTGTCAGACACATTCCCAACTTCACGTGGTATCAACCGTGTGAACAGTGAGCGTGGTGACACTATTGCTACATACGAAGGTGACTTCAACTACACTTACGAGATTTTTGATTCTTGGATCATGGATCAAGTTGGTGCTGGTAACCAAATCTACTTCTTAAACGAAGAAGTTCTACAATGGGGTTCTTTACGTGACCTAGGTCCAAACAATGAAGTATTTGCTAACGCTGATGCATCATTAGACCAGTTCATTATGGAAGGTACATTGATTGTACGTAACCCAGCTGGTGTTGCTGTTCTACACGACATCAGTGCTTCAGGCGCATACGCTGGCGTAACACTAGGTTCTACTAACCAAATCGGTGCAAGTGGTTCTCTACGTAGTTCAGGCAACGTTGTTCGCTTAAACGCATGGGACGCAACAAGCTTCTAATTTTAATTAGGAACTTTGTTCTAATAAAAAGCCCCTTAATCGGGGCTTTTTTATTGCAAGCTAAATAATACATATGAATGATATGAATAACCCAGAAATACTAGACGATGACGAACCGGAATATGATGCTGGTGCACATAGACAAGACGTTGGCGGCCTAGTTACAAAAGACAATGGCATTGCTGATAGACTACTAAAAAACGACAAGTTATATAATAGTCTTAAAGGCGAATGGAAAAGAGAAGACTGGAACAAGTCTAAAAACATAAAAGTTACAACTGGACGCGAAGATGGTAAGTTTTACATCAAACGCGAACAGATGAACGTAGAGTATATTGCACAAATATGCGCAGATTATCGTAAAAGAGCCGAAGCAGGCTACGTAGATCCATTAGCGCCAGTTATGCCAGATGGCAGTTTAGGCTATAAATGGATGGAACTACCAGACGTTATTGCTATTAACATTAGCAATGATTATTTTGGTGGTATGCCATGGCAAGTTATCAAACGCGATAAGACTCTAAAAGCACAATTTTATCGAGTAGTAGAAAAAGAGTATCCAGCTTTTATCTGTTACCCGGGTGGTAAACTACCAATTCCTTTTGAAGTGCCTTATCCAGCAAAAGTTGGATCAACTGCTTTCTTCAAAGGAGCCAATTTCGCAGGAAAACGCTAAATGAGCACAATGATCCCAGACGCAGATGCGTTAGTAACCTATATTAAAAGTTTTACTGGTAGCACAAACGATACAGAAATTAAACAATGTATATTCTTAGCTGAATTACAAATGCGTAACATCGAGTTACCAGCGTTAAGAACTGATCCGTATGTAGTAACAGGTGAAGCTAACAGCGATGGCTTTGTGCCAATTCCAGCTGATATGAATAGACCTATCTTATTCTTTAATCAAGGTAATAGCGGCAGTCAAAATAACGCAGGTCCGTGGATTGTATATGACCGTATTGGTGATCGTGATATGATTGGTTTGCAAATGATGCAAAGCCAATACTTAAATCCAATTAATATTCCACAAGTTTATCGTGGTAAGTTCTCAGAAGTAGGACAATACTATGAATTTGTTCCAGCACTAACAGAAGGCACAATTATTAACATGTACTACTTTACTACATGGCCTTTATTGTTTAGTTTAGATGATCAAGGTGAAGAAGTTCTTAACAACGTAGTGTTAGATTCATGGCCAGAAGGTTATGTATATGGCACACTAGCCGAATACTACAACAAACGTAAAATGCCGCAGGACGCCGCTGTATGGCAACAAAAATTCCAAATGGCGTGGGATACAGTCGAAGATCAAAACAACAAAGGTAAGTGGTCCGGTGGTCACAACAAACTTACATCAGTATTCCAACCAAGACGCGACTATCGTTTCGGATTAAAATAATTAAGGATTTAACAACATGCCAGGATTATATGGTTTAGGCAATGCCAACGTCACAACAAGCGTAAGCAATACAACAGGTCTTTACATTGGTAGCGGCCAAGCCAGTATTTTAAACAACGCTCAACAATTATTATCATTGTTAAGCAATAACGGCACAGTGCTGTTTGCACTAGACCCAATTACAGGCAATACTAAAGTACTAGCTGATGCTAACGGAGCTAGCTTATATGGTAACGCTAACGTAGCTGCTTTCTTAAATTCGGGCGGCGTTATCCCAATTAATACAACTGGTAACGTAACCGCAAGTTATTTCTTTGGTGATGGCAGCCAATTAACAGGATTGCCCGCAACTTTTGGCAATGCTAACGTAAGTGCTTATTTGTCTAGTGGCACAGATACAGGCAATATTATCACTAGTGGAAATATTTCGGGCGCTTATATTATTGGTAACGGATCGCAATTAACAGGATTGCCAAGTTCAAATATTCAATTAACTGGAAATGTAACTGGCACAGGGACTACAGGATCACCAATTAATACCTTAATTGCAGCTTCTGGAGTAACAGCTGGCACATACGGTAACTCAACTACTTTCCCTACTTTTACAGTTGGTGCAGACGGCCGCGTTACTAATGCAGGTTATGTAGCTATTGCTGGAACTACTGTAGTACAAGGCACAACCAATCAAGTTAACGTTTCTGCGGCCGGTTCAACCTATACAATTAGTTTACCAACTGATTTAATTGCACCTGGAAATATTACAGCAGGGAATTTAACAACTACTGGAGACGTAAGAGCACAAAACCTACGTGCATCTAATAGTGTTTTTGCTAGCGGTATAATAGCAGATACATACCAATCAGCAAGTAATCCTAATCCTGTAGTATATATGGGATATTCTAGTGGCACAGGTATTGTTTATAGTGCCGGTAGCCATACTTTTTCTAATGTAGCATCGGTAGGCACAGCTAGTGGCAACATTTATGCTGCGTATGTGTCAGGAACATTATCTACATCGAGTCAACCAAATATTACAACAGTCGGCAATCTTACTGCATTAAATGTAGCCGGTGACAGCATATTATATGGTAACTTGCAGGTATTAGGTAATACAACATATATTAATTCAAATGTTATTACAACTAATGATTTAAACATTACAGTTGGTAATAACCAATCAACTGGTTCGGCATTAAACAATGCAGGTATTGATGTTGGTTCAAATAATCTAGCTACTTGGAGATTTAACAATCCTACGTATAGCTGGCAAAGTAATATTGATATTACTCCAACTTCAAACGTCACATTAAATCTGGGCGGAGCAAGCAACTATTGGAACAATTTTTTTGTTGCCAATGTATTAGCTTCCGGTGCAGTTAATGGAGATTCATTAGCTATAACCAATCCAGGAAACATCGGAACAGTATTAATTGGTGATGCAAGTAATAACAGTAAATTATCCAGTACAAAGAGTGGATCGACCTATATTGAATTTAATCCTACCGGTGCATCAACAACGACCACTTATGCCGCTGTAACTCACACATTTGCAGGCAATGTAAACATTGTAGCAGGCGGTGGTGGTAGCACTGGCAATTTAAGTGCCGTAAACATTACAACTTCAGGCAACATTACCGGTAATGCCAATATGAATAATATTTTGGCAAATTCATTTACTGTATCTGGAACATTTACTGCAGCTAATATATCTACTACAGGTAATGTAACAGCCACTGGAACCATCACTGGCAATGCATTAGTTGGCAATACATTAACATTATCTGGCAATGCAACAGTCGGCAATTTATCGACTAGTGGTGTATCTGGCAATATTTCTGGTGCTAATTATATAATTTCTAATTATTTTGTAGGTGATGGTGGTCTATTAACTAACGTTGCTACAAATTACGGCAATACTAACGTAGCCGCATATCTACCAACTTACACAGGAAACCTAGTAAGTTTGACAGGCAACGTTACTACAACAGCTAACGTAAGTGCTGCCTACTTATTAGGCAATGGTAGTCAATTAACTAGTTTAACTGGTGCACAAGTTACAGGCACGGTAGCCAATGCTACATATGCAACAAGTGCTGGATCAGCCACAACAGCAGATTTGGCAACTTATGTAACAGGCAATGCACAAGCAAACATTACTAGCGTTGGCACATTATCTAATTTAACTGTATCAGGTAATGTAACACCAGGCGCAGTAAATACAACAGGCAACGTATCTGCTAGCTACTTCTTAGGTAACGGTGCATTCTTAACAGGCATTACAGCTGGTTCGACGTATGGTGATAGTAACGTTACTACACTATTAGCAAGCCTAGGATCTAATGTAATCAGTTCAACTGCCAACATTACTACAACAGCTAACGTAAGTGCTGCCTACTTATTGGGCAATGGCGCTGCAATTAGCGGACTTGCTCCAACAATAAGAACAAATATCAGCGTAACTAGCAACAGTGGCACATACACTAATAGTAATATTACATACAATAGTTCAACTGGTGTTATTACCTACAACGAACCAAGCACTGTTACTAGTTCCGAACGTTTAATAGTTCCTGTTAAAAATACATCAGGTGGCACACTTACAAAAGGAACGCCCGTTTATCCGACAGGCACAGTGGGTGTAACAGACACATTTGAAGTTAGTGCAAGTAGAGCCGACACAGCCGGCACAATGCCACCACTTGGTTTGTTGGAACAAGATTTGGCTAACAATGCTACTGGCTATGCTATTCAGTTAGGATTGATAAGCAGCGTTGATACATCAACATATTCGATTGGCCAAATATTGTATGTTGCTGCAACAGGCGGTCTAACTGGCACACGTCCAAATAATGGTTATATAGTTAACCCAATAGGCACAGTAGGTCGCGTTAACGCTGTGACAGGTAGTATTGTGGTTAATATTTGGAACTATTTCCAACTTCCTAACCTAGGATCTGGCAATATTTGGTTAGGCAATGCTAACAGTATTCCTACAGAAACAGTATTCAGCACATTAGCTAATAGCACTATTTCTAGCTACCTGCCAACTTACACAGGCAACATTTCAGCTGGTAATGTAACTGTAACTGGAAACATCAGTGCAGATTATCTAACAGGCAATGTTGCACTAGCAGGTAACTTAGGTGCTGCACAGATTAACTACCTAGGTAGATTTGGTAATGCGGCAGCAATTATTGGACAATCATTAGGTGCTGCATTAGGTAATGCGAGTTACCCAGTAGGCGCTCCTGGACAAAATACAATTCAAGCAGGCCAAATTAGCTTCTTTGGTAACAGTAGTGTTGGTGGTATTATTCAAAACACTAATGCCTGGGCAGCTAATACATTCCCAAGTCCAAATCGTATTTGGATTGGTGATAATGGTCCTGGTGACTATGGTGCAACATTGGACGTGTTGTTAAACAATCGTGGCGCATCTACTGTTATTGCTGGCGGAATTCCAAAATATGATAACGGCGTTCGTGAATCTGGCTTGGTATCAAGCAAGTATTACAACTTACCAGCTAACGTAGGCACTGCCAATACTAACAGTCGTATTGGTGCTATTACCGGCGACTTAGTGTTAACAGGTCCAGGCAGTTATGTTAATACTGCTCCACAACTGGCACGTGCTGCGGCATATACATTCGTAGTAGGCTTCCCAAGTAGTGCTACGTATGGTTTCTCAAATACTAACGTAACATCGGGCGCTGGCACAATTTCGGCATTCCAAGTTTGCCAAGCAAGCACAGTAGGTAACGCTTTCGTATTCTTATCGCAAGTGTTTGGTAATAACGCAGGCGGCGGTTCACCTACTATTACTAACTCAATCGGCTTTGCTAGTTATGCTCCCAACAACGTAACAGCGCATTCCGGTAACGTAATTACTGTTTATAACCCAGGTACAACTAATACAATGGGTATTACGCAGTCTAACTTGTATCGCCGTGCACCTGGCTACTACTTCTTAAAGAACGAAGATGATGTTGCGCAAAACCAATTAGGTTCATTGTTACAATATCACGAATATCGTGCTAACACAGCCTCTACAACTGGCACAGTTGATATTAACAAGTCATTAGGACAAGTTCAATATCTTGTTCCAACTGGCAACGTAACAATTGGTAGTTTCCAAAACTTTGTTACAAGTGCTAGTGACAGTGTTAATACAGATTGGCAAGCAGATACAGTTACATTGGCGATTGCACAATCAGCAACACCATATACTATTACTATGCCAACAGGCAATACACAAATTAAATATGCTGGCGGCACAAGCACAGTAGCAAATACAGCCAATGCAGTTACGTTAATTACAACAACTGCAATGAACATAGCAGGCACAACAACTTATTTGGTATCTATTAGTTCGGAATTTAGTTAATGTTAGGAATAGCCAAACAAGCAGTATTCGATAGAAAAGCTACTACTATTGTAGCTACTGGTGGCACTATTAGTAACGTTACTATTAGTGGCACTAACTATCGAGTGCATACTTTTACCACAAGTGGAACATTTACTGTTTCGAGTGGATCTACAACCACAGCGGCTATGTTAGTAGTCGCAGGTGGTGGCGGCGGCGGCTTACGTGCAGGTGGCGGTGGTGGCGCTGGTGGTATGATATGGGCTAATGCCAATACAAGTATTTCAACTGGATCATATACTGTTACAGTAGGTGGTGGTGGAGCTGGTCGTGCTGCCGTTAGTAACTATACTGCTAACGTTGGTGGTAATGGATCGAATTCTAGCGTAGTCGGCGGATCAGTTAACTATGTGGCTGTATATGGATCTGGTGGTGGTGGCAACGGATCAAATGGATCATTCCCTCCGGGCAATGGTGGATCTGCGGGCG